GTTATGCATATCTTTTTGACCCTTGGAACGGGAACAATATGATGAACGTCTCTTTGAAGACTTACTTCCCTTCTTTAGTTTAGATGGTTTTGTTGTAACAGCAGTTTGCAACTTTGAACCTGGATTTTCGCGCTTGTATGCATTAACTGATTTTTGACTCATACCATCAACACCGTCTTTACGGTTTGATTTTTGCCAATCTTCCATAAACTGACTGAGAGTTTTATCACCTTCATACCCTGCTTTTACACAGCGATTATAAGTTTTACCAAAGAGTTTCTGAGTTCCTGCTTTTTTGTAACCCTTCCAACACTTCTTTGCCTCACCAAGCAATCGACTTCCAATACCATCAGATGCCTGAAGTGGTGTTGTTTTGATAATATCAAATGAATCTATTTGAAGTGCTTTGAAATCATCTCTCCAGTTGGAGTAATCATATCCTTCTTTCTTGGTGGAATTGCCCCAGTTAGCAGCACCTTTTTTACGGCACTTAACTAACGCACCTGATGCATAAGCAGAAGGCCATACAGAATAACGTGACTTTACTTTATGATAACAGGCATCCTTCTTACCCTCATCTACAAGGTTACCTTCTGGTTCAAATGAATTTTTTTGAGTCACGATTTTTGCTGCTCCTTTTCTATCGGGATTTGGATCTTCTTTGCGCTTTTTAGCAGCTCTTTTATCTCTTTCATCTTTACTCATTGCAGAACGATCATCTGCATCACGGCAATATGGTTTAGTTGTTTGACCTGGTTGTTTAGCACAAGGTTTTCCATCATATTTACCACCAGCTTGTTTCCATCCACCACCTTTAAACCAATCACGAAGAGAATATCCTTTATCCTTTGCAGATTTACCATCTCTTTTTTCCGTGATGGTTTCTTCATTAGTTACATAATCTGCTGCAGTATCAATATAATCTGCTGCCTTGGTAATTTTTGATTGAACCCATGCCTTGAGTTCACCTTCTCCTTTCTTACCCATCTTTTTCTCAAGACGAGAAGCAGCGTTCTTTATAGTTTTAAGTTGAGAACGAGCCATAGAATATTCGTGATCTTTCTTCTCTTCACTCATACCGCCACCACCATCTCCACCATTACCATTACCACCATTACCATTTCCGTTAGTATTGCCATTACCATCGTTACCATTTCCGTTAGTATTTTTATTTTCGTCAGATTCTTCATCTTTTTCACGACGAAGCCATCCACCCATTCCTACACGGTAACCTGTGGGAATTTTTTTACATTTTTTATCTTGATAGCAGTAATAATAACCCTGCTTACACTTACTCATTACTGTCAGAGTCTGAATTACTATTATTTAGAAAACCTTGCTTTAGTAATTTTTGCAAATCGGAAGTTGATCCAACAAATAATGCATTATTAGTAACATTATTTGTTGTATTCACTGAAGAGTCATCCTCTAAATCTTTCACTTTCTTTTGAAGATCTACTAATTTATCGGTAGTATCAGCAACACTTTTAATAAGTTGACCAGCAACTTCATACGCTCTTGGGCTTCCACCTTCACCAGCAAGTTCCATAATTCCATTGATCGCTTCTTGACCTTTTTCAATCAAAGAATACAAATTTGCGCGAGTATATTCATAATCTTTTGTTAAATCCTGATTTGTTTTATCTGGAATTTTTAATTCTGTAGGTTGTCCTTCTGTTTCGACAATCTCACATTTTGTATTGAGAGCATCATCGATAGAATCAAATTTATCAGTCATAAATTAAATATCAAGTTTTCTGGTTGGACTAAAATCTGCTCCAGTCTCAAAGAAATCCGTTGATTCACTAAATCCAAAATCATCTCCAGGAATTATGAGTGCATCATCAGCAGTGCTGAGAACATTAAGTTTCGCTCCTTTAACATGTTCCGTAGCAATAGTAGAACTAAATGCCCTTTCAACAGTCATTGAGTTACTTGTCTTAGATTTAATCTTCATAATTTCAGTACCAATAATAACTCTATCATTAACTTCAAAAGTTGATGTATCATTTAAGGTAATAATAGATTCTGTAGTAGTTACATTTTCTGTCAACAATGCTCCAGTATCATTATCATAATCTTTTCTTGCTGTAGGAGTTGCGGTATATCTAACTTCTCTCTTAGCAGTCCTGGGATTACTATCACTGTAGTAATCAACCTGAACTTTGCGGATAATTCCATCGGTGCTATCTGCAATAGGACCAAACAGATATGTTTTTGCTGTAAATTGTAATGTATAAATTAATGCTCTACGAGTAGAGAAATCTCCCTCATAATCATCTTGGAAGGATATACTATCAAGAACAACTGGAATATCCCTCTTTTCTCCGATAGAATCTATTAGTTCTACCGTAATATTGAATGACGGTTGAAAATATGGAAGAATTTGCTCAACAATTTGTAAAGCATCGTCATTTAGTTTTGTCATAATATTCAGTTCAAATCCAAGATTATATGGCACTGGCATATAAACCTTTTTAACTTTAGTATTATTATCAACTGCTTTAAATGTTTGAGTTACAGATACTTTCCTTGTGGCATCATATGAGATGCTATTCATCTCAAATGACATTCTAGGTAAAGTAATCTGAACTGATCTATTAAGATCCTGCTGCTGCTCTAATCTTGCTAAAAACTTTTGTGCAGGACCATATGCTAGTGGTACTTTAATCTCACTTTCAATATTTCCGTTTGAATCGTCATGTTTCACATAGATTTGATTAAACAGAGTTCCAAAAGAAACAACTGTTTTTCTAACTATTTCGTGATAAAAATAAGTACCTAGCATTAATAATTACCAAAGGGATTCGATTCTGTAAAATCAACTATAAGATCTGCTTCCAGTTCAATAGAAGCATTGTCGGTATATTTATCATATACATCATCATTAGTATGAAAATCAACTGCAAAAGTTGCAGAGGATGCAGCACCAACTATTATTTCTCCATTTGTGAAGACACCATCAACATAAGAAATTTTAAGAGTTTTTGTATCAGCGTCCCAATTTTTAACTCTTGCAGTTGTTCCCGAACTAGACCCAGTAATTAACTCATTAAATTCATATGCTCCAACTCCAGATATTGTTGGAGGATCTGCAATTGTTATTGTTGGAGCAATAGTATATCCAATTCCAGTATTAATAATTCTTATACCCGTAACAATATTTCCTTCAGAAACTTCTGCTCTCGCTGAAGCAGTTTCTGTACTCTTAATTGAATCACTATTGTCGATAGTGACTGTAGGGTTACTTTCATAACCACTTCCAGGATCTATAATTGTTAGTGCTGTCACTGTTCCACCAACACCAATAGTAGAAGTTACTATGGCAGTGTTTATACCAGATGCTGGTGTTGATAATATCACTGTAGGTGCGCTTGTATACTCTATTCCAGGATTAGAGATGGTTATGGCAGTGACTGTGCCTCCAATGCCTGTTGTAGCGGTTGCTACGGCACCTGATGAAGGTATAGATATGGATACTGTTGGTGAAATTGGATATCCAGATCCAGGATCATCAACCGCAAATGAAACAACACCCTTTTCTTGTGTTTCTATTAGGCAAGTAGCTGCAGCACCTACTCCATCACTACCGTAAATACTTATTGATGGAGTAGTTGTATATCCAAATCCAGCATTAGTTAAAACTAATTCTTTTACAGATCTAATGCCTGAAACAGAAGTTGTTATAGCAACAGCTGTTGCAGTTCCTCCAGAAACTGGTGAATCATCAAATTGGACAATAGGTGTTGTTGTATATCCACTTCCATCATTATTTAAAAATATCTGTCTAACATAACCAATATTAATAACTGCCGATGCGGAAGCAGTTTCACCTATACCGAGCACTTGTAATGTAGTAATATATCCTTCTTCTTTAATTTGAGTGTCAATTTCCTCAACTGAAGTGCTAATAACTTCATCTTCATATTCAAAGAGTTCACATTTAAGTTGATATACGTAGTTTTTTCCTAACTGATAAAACGGATCTTCATGTTCTACAAATTTAACTTCAAATAATCTTTGACCTAATGGAAAATATATTAGATCACCTTCTCTAGGTCTAGATGCAAGAATAATTTCATCTTCACTTTCTCCAGAAAGAAAGGTTGCAATATAATCATCATATCTTTCTTTAGATATTGTAATTGTCAACTCATCTTTAAGAGACATTCCAAATTTTGTTAGAATATCTCCAGCTCCAGAGTGACCTTCAAATGTATTAACATACGCCTCAATAGTATAGTTATCATCAAATTTAGATGATTCGATTTCATTAAATATAGTGTCTTTATTGACAATTTTTCTTGGAATGTATGTTACATCAACACCATACATTCTGAGTTGTTCATTAATTAACTCCTGAACAAGTCTTTGTTCGGAAGAAGAACCTTGTAGAAAGAACGGATTAAGTGCCATTATCCAATAAGATCGAGAGGTGGTAATTCATGTTCAAGTAGCATAGTCTGCTTAAGTTGTTCTATTTCTTTTTCGGCATCTTCATAAATTTCTCTACCATTTAATTCAATACCACCTGGTAACTTAACTCCTCTAAACTTAATTAGATTTTGACCCCATTGTCTTTTAATAAGTGATGTTAGATATTTTTTAATAAAACTATCGTTATAAACTTGAGTAAAAGATGCTGGATCAAGTGCTCTGTAGCAATCAATAATTAAGAAATTTCCAGCACTTTGAGAACTCCAATCAATATCAAGATACATTCTATCTTGACGCTTATTAAATCTGATTTGCTTATCTGTTGTTAATAAATGGTCAATATCTTCAAGATAACTTTTAGTCATTGCATATTGCAATAATTCAACTGAACCAAAATGATATAAGTCATTTAAAAATAATTGATATTTAATATTGAACATCCCCCCAGAAACGGTGCTAGTATCAAATTTAAATACCTTTTCAATTCCAATTACAGAATCTGGAACTTGTATAAAATTAGAATTTTCATAAAAACTTGATGTAAAAGTTCCAGAACCACTATCTACAGATGTTGCTGTAGTAGTTACGATGCCAACACCATTAGTTCCGTTTGCTTTTCCTCTATCAATATCTTCTTGTTGAATTTGATACTTGAGATACATTCTCTCAACACCATCGAAATGGCGTTCATTAAAATATTGAATGGCATCATCAACCAAATCATCAATTTGATCATCATCAACGTTTATTTCTAGTACTGGAGCACCTAAACGCCTTAAACAATAATCAATTAATCCTTGACGTGTTGATGGTTTTGCCATTATTCTTCAACCTCTGAGTTCTGATAATCATCATCTTTTTTTGGAGATTTAGATTTAATAGTTACTGGTTCTGGTTTTTTTAAATCCAAAAGTTGAGATAGTAACTTATTTTTTTCATCTTCAAACTCTTGCGTTAGAGTTTGAATTTTCGCCTCCAATAAAACGTTTTGATTGGTTAGTGCTGATAATTTTTTATTATAAAGATTCACTAACACATTGATATCTACTTCACTATTCATAATATCTAGAAGGTTCCTCCATCAATTGTTGATGTCCAAGTTGGTTTGCTAGTATATGTAGTAGCAACATTAGATGGATTTACGTTAGCACTTGCACCATCATCAACAATATCGTTAGTTGTATCAAACGTTCCTTGAACACCGATTAACGTCACACTATTTGATGAAGATGTTGTGGTTTTAACCATACCATACGCTGCACTGTTATTTTGCTGCGTAATTTGTGATCCTGCAGCTAAAGATGCATTACCACTTAAAGTAAGAACAATCTCAGTAACTGCTGTTAATATTTGAGTAGATGTTACTGTTGTATTAGCATCACCTGGTTGATTTGTGGATCTTTGTAAACCTTGATTGTCAAAGAATACAATACCATTGGTATCGAAATTGCCAGATTGGTAGTAAATACCTTTAACATCTAGAAAACCTTTGGTTCCAGATACAACACTATTGTTAATAGTTGAATCTGGAATATAAGTCCATCTTCTACTATCATCAGCATGTGTTCCATGATTTAAATCACCTGCAGAACTTGCGGCAATAGAACTATCATCTAAACCAAAAAATCCAGTTTTATTATTATCAGTTCCACTACTAATATTATAGTCAAAAGAAATACCACGGTCTGTATTGGTGTCAAATCCGTGAGTTAAAGTAACTTGAGTTGTAGTGCTAATACCAGCAGAAGCAGTACCATCAAAAGTGATGATTTTATCTCCGGCATTAATTGATGCAACGGTTGCAATACCTGAAGGACTGATACCGGCAACTGTTAGTGTATCACCAGTGTTAATTCCAACAGTAGAATCTAATCTGATAGTGCTAACGCCAGCTTGAACTGTCGACATGACAGTTCTAGCACTGGTTACATCACCCAGATTAAAAATAGATTCATTTACGGTAACCGCACTCGAATTTACAGTAGTCGTAGTACCATCAACTTGGAGATCACCTTTAATAATTACTGTGCCTTCATTACTAAATCCATCGGGATATGGATCAATATAAAGTTCGTTTCCTGCACCAGGTCTAGTTGAAATAATATTAGATGAAATACCAACATTATCAATTAAAAATTGACTTCCTGTAGGTAAGTTATA